AATTTGTCCTCTTGCGCGATTCGCCTGCAAATTTGAGTCGTCCGATTGTCTAAAACGACCAAAATCCGATAATATTTCAAGCCCTCGCGTTTATATCGTTTTATGGTTGCGCGGTTTATGATTGCCGTCGCGTCCGTTCGGACAAGCGTTTCAGCCCTCGAGCGTGCCACGTTGAACTCTTTTCGTATTTCTCGCGCCATTTCATGTGGACTATCGCCACGGATAAACCCTTTACGGAAAACCTTCTTCAAGCTATCTGCTAGCGTGTCAGTATTCCCCCAAAGTTGCTCGGAATAATTCCGGCCATTGAATGGCGTCTTGATAACTTCTTCAAATGCTGGACGATTGACCGCACCCGCACGGCCACCGTGTGCCTTTTTATAAGCATATTCTGCAACGTCGTATAGATACTTTTCAAAACTCTTATGAAGTGCCCCAGCAAGCACGCCAGCGCGATATACTGCTTCAGCGTGCAAGGCTTCAATCCTAAGTGCTTGAGCTGCCGAATATTGTTCGTTTAAACGGTTTAATAATTCCGGATCGTTTTCAGCTTTCTCGCGATACTTCCGAGCATTTTCCACATAATCGCTAAGGTCTTCACCCCTCAAGCGTTTCATAGCGTCTTGATAGGTCATTTCGTGCCCTTCAGCGTATTTTGTATAAAAGTCAAAAATCGCTCTTTGTAGCTTCACCGACTGCGCCCGGTAAGTTTTTTCTAACTCAACAAAAAAATCAATATCTTTTCGGTCAACGTATTCGAATATTTCTCGAGCGCGTCCCGTCCAGTATTCATCATGGCTTGTCAGCTTCTTCAGTTTGTTCATCCGCTACCTCGTTTTCTTGTGTGATTCGTGGTAACATTTCAAGCGCCTTTTCCGTGTCTTCCTTCAGTCGTTTCAATTCCGTTTCAGCATTGACTCCAGTCACGCGCTCAAGAATTTCGACAATAGTCTGTTCACTTACAACGCCGTAAAGATTCTTAACGATTGCCACCAGTTCATTATTGTTTTGTGGAAGGTTCGGAGTGAATACGATATCGGTCTCATTGATAAGGTTGTAATTGTCGGAATCGTTGCCCTTGATTTTCCAGATATTGACCGCTAGACGTAAACGACGCATGAGCCCTTTTTCAAACAAAAGCTCTTGTTTACCTCGGTAATTGTCCGCTGCCATCATCTTATATTTCATTGCTTCGCCCGACTGTGTGCCTGCGAAATTGTTATCAGTTGTGTCCGGCGTGAACGTAAAGCGTAAAATATCATTTACTAAGCGCTCTTTATAGGCTTCCGCTCCGGCTGTATCGTACGTTTTAACGAGATAATGAGCAGACGGCGAAGAACCTCCCGGAATCGGGTTATCGTCAAGAACCAAGATTTTTGCTTTCTTGAACGACTGCGAAACAGCCAAGCGACCGTTCGGATTGATTCGACCGTCTTCTAAAAAGTCCTTATCTTCAACCCCGGTAAACGGATTGCCCGAAATAACCAGTAAAGCCTCGTTGCTGTCTTGTTGGAAGTTAGCAAGTTCCGACTGTGATAAGTCGTAAGCATCGATAGAATCAAGCACGGCTTCAAACGCTCCGGTTCGGTCTGTGTTATTGCTAAACTCGTTCACTGGTACACCGTTAAAGAAATGCTCGCTTGTTTCTTTCAGTCGAAGCGTGTCCGCTTCCTGATTATCGTCCACATATTCGTATATAGCATTATCGGTATATACTTTCACAAAATCGCGTTTGTGTCCGTTGCCGTAACTGATAGAGTAATAGTTGATTGCCATTAAAGAACGCTGTTCGTAACTATCATCATAAATGACAAATGTCTGTTCCGGGTTCATTCGATACAATTTCACCCAAACACTACCGTCCACATCCTGAAACGTATTTAGCAATTCATAAGCTCGACCATAAATAGCTAGGTCTGTTTTAATAGCCACGTTATGGTCTTGCTCGTTGTTTTGTTTGCTAAAATTATCGATTAAGGCTTGAATTTCTGCGTTATCGTTCTTGTATTCGACCGGATTCCCGAGCATATACCCTTGTTCAAAAACAGTAATATATTTCGCCCAATCGCTCGCGATTCGATTATCTGCGCTATATTTATCGCTTTTCTCGTCGCGATACTTGATATTATTGTCAGCTAGATAATACCGTTTTAGTTCTTTCAAGCGGTCCAGTTGTTCCGCTCGGTGAGTTCCGACGAAATTTTTCAGCCGTGCAATCCATTTCTGACTTTCAAATTCGATTGTTTCAAAATCTTCGATTGTCATCATGAATTGGCGATTGGCGCTCTCGTCAAAACGTCGTCCTTTTAAGAATTTCAATTTCTTTCATTCCTCCTTTTAGAAATAATATTGCGCGCTTGCCATACGTTCTTTTACTGTGCTGCTCGTATCGTAAACGTGTTGTGAATAGATCGCGTACCTTACCGCGTCCAGAACGTCGTCATGCTCTTTGACCGGTTCGCCCGTTCGCTCGTTCCAAACATACTGATATATTTCATCTTTGAACTTGCGTACCTTATTTGAAGCAACAAAAAAGCGACCGCCCTTCATGAGCTTAGCCACTTCTTCAATCCCAGACAATACCGACTTATAGGCATTAAAGCACTTGAGCCGTTCGCGGTTAAATCGTCCAACGTGCTCGGGGCGCGCACTATCAGCCCAGAAAAAGATATCGCCGTAACGCGCCTTGATATCTTTTGCAAGGTCCACCCAAAAATCAATCTCTTTATACTGGTAAGCGTGTTCTTCCAAAATATACACATCACCGGCCTCAGTTTGCCCCACGACCACAATAGAGCCCCAGTGTTCATATCCCCAGTCAACGCCCGCGTAAATTTTCGCGAAATGCTCGGGTAATTCGTTTATATACATATCTTCTTTAAAGTCACGATACACCGCACCTTCACCAATCACCCACCGGCCATAGATACCGCGTTCGGTAAACATACCGGAAGGCGTTGTTGCGATTAAGTTATCGACGTATCGTTGATTCAAGAATGTATTATCAAAAATTGTAAAATGATTGGCAAGTATTTTCTCGCCGTCAGCCTTATCGATATAATCAACTTTAAGCCAATGCTTCGGATGGTCCGGGTTAGTATCGCATATAATACGTGCACCGTACCCCGAGCAACGTTTTAAAATTTCGTCAAATACCTCTTTATTCGCCAACGTCGCCTCGTTGACATAAGCCCCGAATGCTGTCATACCACGGATAGCTTTCAAGCCCGCTATGGACCCCGTGAACGTCGTCACGACATACACCCCGAAAAGCGTAAAATTTCCGTGCCTGTCAAACTGGAATTCGTGTCCGTAAGCGTCTGTGATCTCGCGTAAGATATTCGTTTGCAACGTCCCAGACGATACCGCGCCCAGAATATACATAGGAGTTTGAACCCCGACTTTTGCAGCGTTCTTTTTAACGCGCTTCAATTCCATTAAAAATAGATCATTGTCAAGTTTAGTTTTACCAGCACGAACCGCCCCGTGGTTGATCATCATGTACCAATCACGGACAAGGGAACGCCTTAATATTTTAATTTGTTTGTCCGTATAAAGCCGGTCAAGTGCCATCTTGAATCACCCCTTCCAGCTTATCGAAGTAATCGGCCATGATATCCTCGGAAGCAATCCCGCCTTCAAGCTGCTGCTCGCGTTTCTTGTTCTCGAGTTGCATTGCCTTGACGCGTTCTTTCTGCTCTTTCTTGTCAAGGCTGTCTTTCGTGCCCTCGTTGCCGTTCATCTTAGCCAATAGCTCAATCGCTCGCATATCGCCTTTTAAGGCTTTCTGCAAAAGCACCGTCACGACCGCCGTCTGATTTGTAGCGCTCAAGCCCTTTTCTTCGAGCGTTTCCTTAAGTTGCGGACTAAAAACGTCCATCGCTAAAATCTCATTTACTTTCTTTTTTAAGTCTGCTTTTTCCCTTCGAGCTTTCCCGGAGGCGATACCGCCTTTTCGTGAAATTTCCCTTGCTTCTTTCTTGGTTCGCTCGGTAACTGGAATCAAGTTTTCTGTTCCATCTCTTGGCAATTCTTACCTCCTTTCAAATTAAAAAAGCCACAAGTTTTTTTCACTCATGACTTCGTTTTATATTCTAAAAGAGGGGTTGTTGTTTTTATTTCGGTAACAAAAAACCCCAATGAAGGGGCTAGATACAACGCAATGATACGGATTCGCACCGTAGCTTCCTCTATCAAGGCGTACTCCTTCTATACTATCCCTTGCGTTTTCTATTAAAATTATACCACTCTTTCGTCACTCTTTCAACCATTTTCCTCTCTTTAGTTGTCAGATTCGTGCCACCTTTTTTACTTACTTCATATTCATTATGAAAATAACC